ATGCACCCGTCCTTACCTGCGACCGGTCGCGCCTATCTGTGTGGCCTGGCGGTCACCGACAACCCGGCGAGCTTCGGCACCGAGATGTTGAAGTTCTGCGCAGGGCAAGAGGTTAACCCGCTGGCCTCCCGCAAAGAGTCACCGGAGATCTTATTCTCGGCAGCCCGTGAAGTTCAGATGGATTTTGAAGAGATGAGCGATCCGACCAGCGAAAGCGGGAAGAACTTCTTCACCAGCATCATGAATTTGCTCACCGGTAATACCCGGCAATTCACCCAGGATGCCAGCGAACTGCGCCAGGCGGTAACGCTCATTGCCGAAAAGCAGCGTGACACCCTCGACAAGCTGGAGAAATACAGCGCGCTGGAGCAGAAGCACGGCAAATTGCAGCAGGATTTCACCACGTTGCAGAGCGATTTTGACACGCTGAAAGGCCAGCTTGACGCCCAGCCGAACAATTACACCCAGCGTCCGCCGGCGATTGGCGGTGACGATAAATCGAATGCCGAGTTAGCCGACTGCTAACAGCGCAATAACCAACAGCAGGATAAGTCTATGACAATGCGAAACGAAACCCGTGAGTTGTGGGACAAATATATCGCACGCCAGGTAGAGCTGAACGGTGTGACCGTCGGCGCCGTGACCAAAGGGTTCAATCTTGCCCCTTCCGTCGCGCAGACACTGGAAGATAAAACGCAACAGTCCGACGAATTTTTGAAGAAGATCAACATCGTTGGTGTTCCTGAGCAGGAAGGTGAAAAAATCGGCCTGGGCATTAATGGCCCGCTGGCGTCTACCAACGACTCCACCACGGATCGCCGTGTTCCGCGTTCTGTTCACACGCTGGAAAATAACAAATATCGCTGTGAGAAGACCAACACCGATACGTTTATCAGCTATGCGCAATTGGACATGTGGGCGAAGTTCAAGGACTTCCAGACCCGTATCACCAACCAGATCATCAAGCGACGGGCATTGGATCGCATCACCGTCGGTTTTAACGGTACAAGCCGCGCGGATAAATCGGATCTGAACGCCAATCCACTGCTGCAAGATGTGAATATTGGTTGGTTGCAGCAGTACCGTCTGCATGCGCCGCAGCGCGTGATGAAGGATGTCACGATCACCAGCCGTGACGACGAAAACAAGGTCGTTGCCAAAGGCATGTACGGCAACGTCGACTCCCTGGTTTATGACGCCAAAAACAACCTGCTGGATGAGTGGAATAAGCGCTCGACCGAGCTGGTTGTTATCTGCGGCGGCAACATCGTGACCAGTAAAGAGTTTTCGATCCTGAATGCCATCAGTGCCAGCAACCCAAACTCGGAAGCATTGGCCGGGCAGCTGCTGGTTGCCAGTAAGAAAATTGCCGGCCTGGACAGCTACATCGCGCCGTTCTTCCCGGATGGGACGCTGTTTATTACGCCGTTCCAGAACCTCTCCATCTACTTCATGGATGACAAACATCGCCGCATGATCCGCGAGGAACCGCATTACAACCGCGTGGCGACCTATGAATCGTCCAACGATGCCTATGTCGTTGAAGACTACGGTTTTGGTTGCCTGGTTGAGGGGATCACTTTCGCCAAAGCTGAAACCGGCGGCGGTGCATAAGTCAGGCTTACAGCCGGGGCATCCGCCCCGGCCATCAGGGGGCAAACATCATGCTGACTCCAGCACAACGACATTTTCAAGAAACCATGGCAGCCCGCCGTGGCGAACAAAACACCTTCGGTGACTTCACCGCTTACGAGCAGATGCTGCACCGGCTGCGCATCGATAAGGTGAAGCTCCAAAATATCCAGTCGGATACAGCCAAGGGCGCCGTCAAGCGCAACCTGATCGCCGGTTATCAGGGCTGGGTGGATGGCGCGCTAAACGCGGATACCGGCCAGGCTGATGACGTGCTGACCACCGTCATGATCTGGAATATCGATGCCGGCAACATCGAGGAAGCCTTGCGTATTGGCGAGTACGTCTTGCGCCACGGTTTGTCGATGCCTGACCAGTACAAACGCACCACGGCGACCGCCCTCGTTGACGAGATTTGTGATCCGATCCTGACGGCCTTCAGCCGTGATCCGCGTATCGCACCAGTAGATCAGGCGCTGCTGCTGCGCCTGGACGCCATGACGACGGACGAAGATATGCCGGATCAGGTGCGCGCCAAGCTGTTCAAGGCCATCGGCTATTGCCAGCGCTTGCAGCCGGCGACCAGTGAATCGGCGCTCGCCTACCTTCAGCAAGCCATTACCTTGTTCAACGGGATCGGCGTGAAGCGCGACATCGAAAACCTGATGCGTGCCATCAAGAAAGGCGCCAGCACTGACGGACAAAGCGACGGCGGCACCGGCGGTGATGCTGATAACGCGGGCGGCGCCGGTTCATCAGATGCCAATGCCGGCCCTGACGGCGGCACGGGTAATGCTTCGCAGAACCCGGAGACAACGAAGAAACCCGCAGCACCGAAGAAACCCGCGCCGCCGAAAAAGCCGGCAGCAGCGCAAAAGCCAGCGGCCTCGACCAGGGCGCGCGCCGGCAACCAGAATTCACGCTCGGTGAAAACCAAGCAGTAACCCAATGTGCCCCCGCGCACCCAGGCGGCACGACGTGGCAGCATCAGCTTTGCTGTTTACCGCCACGTCGTCCACCGCCTGACCTATCAGGAGGCCGCGATGAGTCTCGTTGCGCCCAAAGAAATTAACCCGATTGAGGGAGACGCACCCGACCTTGACGACGGCGGCGCCCTGGTCAAGTCCGGGGCGTTTTGGCCGGAGATCACCCTGCGCGATCTGCGTACCAGCATGCGCATTAACGGCAAGGTGACAACCGATCGGTTGATGCATGCCGCCACGGAAGCTGTTTTGCACACCAACGACCAGCTGAAGGAATACCGGCTTGACCAGGAAAAACAAGGGAATGCCTCACTAAAGGACGTGCCGTCAGAGTCTATCAACGACGAATCGACGTTGGTCTATCGCTATCGTCGCGCGGTGTACAGCATCACCAAGGCATCACTGACTGAGCGCTATCGCGATATTGACACCACCCGCGACGGCGAGAAGCACGCGGAGGCGCTCAGCACGCAGATCGACATGCTGTGGCGCGATGCGCGTTGGGCTATCCGCGACATTCTCGGTGAGGATCGCGGCCTGGCGGAGTTGGTCTGATGGAGGTCAAGGCGTTGCAGGGCGATACCGTTGATCAACTGTGTTACCGCTATTACGGCAAAACACAGGGGGTGACTGAGGCGGTATTGGAGGCGAACCCAGGTCTGTGCGAAGGCGGGCCGTTTCTGGCCGCCGGTCAGGTGATTACGTTGCCTGACATCGCCAGGCAGGCGCGTGAGGACATCGTTCAGTTATGGGATTGAATTGTAAGGGGTTGACATGGCAGAGCCATTAACCATCAGCACCGGCGTAGCGACGAGTGCCGTCACCGGGATCGCGATAGCGGGCATGGTGCCAGGTGCTGACCCCGGCGTCATGATCGGTGCGTTTGCTGGTGCCGTCATATTCGTATTGTCGGCGGCGGATTTTCCCTTGTGGAAGCGGGCCATGTTGTTCGTGGTGTCCATGCTGGTCGGCATGTATGCCGCAGAGCTGAGCGCCTCGATAGTCGCATCGCTGCTGACTACGTTGTTGCGTGAGTCCATCACGGTACAAAAGCCCGTCGGCGCCGTGCTGGCCGCTGCCGCGGCGGTGCGCATTCTGATGATGTTCAGCGCCAGGCCAAGTAGCAACGGATCCATATTCGACCGCTTTCGCGGTGGGGGTGAGAAGTGAGCTATCAGACAGTTCTGTTAAGTATCAATGCCGTAGCCTGCGGACTGATTGCTGTCAGGCTGCTGATGTACCGCCGCCAGGGGGCTGCCTATCGGTTCGCCGGCGCCGGGTTCGCTTATGCGCTGATCGTTGCCTGCGCCGCTGTCGTGATCCGCGTGGTGACCGGGCATTACCTGTTTGCTGATTGGGCGGAGACGCTGATCAATCTGACGTTATGCGCTGCCGTTTACACCGCCCGCGGCAATGTGATGCACCTGTTTCGGAGGAAGGTCGATGACTAATTTCTGCTTCAGCCCGCGCAGCGAAAACAATCTGTGCGGCGTTAACCCTGACTTGGTGCGTGTTGTGCGCCGTGCGCTGGCCTTGTCCGATGTCGATTTCGGCATCACTGAGGGGTTACGTACGCCAGAACGGCAGCGCCAGCTGGTTGCCGCCGGTAAGTCGCAGACGCAAAACAGCCGGCATCTGACCGGCCATGCGGTAGATGTTTTCGCCTACCCGACGCCAGCAGGCTCCTGGGAGTGGAAGTATTACTCACAGATTTCAGCCGCGTTTAAGCAGGCGGCCGCCGAGCTCAATATCCCGATCGAGTGGGGCGGCGACTGGAAGACGCTGAAAGATGGGCCGCATTTCCAGTTACCGCACCGGGACTACCCCGCATGACGAATGCCTTGGCGATGCTCAAGAACGGCGGGCTACTGGCGTTGCTGCTTAGCACCCTGTGCCTGATGGGTTACAGCTCGCTCCTGTCGCACCGGCTGGAGTCCGCGCGCCAGCAGGCCGCGGAGCTGCAAAAAAGCCTGGCACAGCAGGCCGGGCTGATTGCCACCCTGCAAACGCAGGATGCGCAGAACCGCGCGCTGATGGCGGCGCAGCAGCAGCAGGAGCAGCAACTGCGGGAACAGAGCGATGAATATCAGAGGAAATACCGTGAGGCAATCAAAGGTAATCGCTGCGCTGCTGAGCGCATGCCTGATGCTGTGCTTGAGCTCCTGCGCCCAGCCGTCGGCACCGGCGCCGCAGGTGGTGCAGCTGCTGCCCCCTGAGTCCGTGTTTACCGCCTGCGCGCAACCGAGTCTTCAGGGTGACACCTGGGGTGATGCGGTGAGTTATACGCTGGCGCTCAAGGCGGCATTAGACATTTGCGCCGTACGGGTGCAGACGTTGATCGAGTGGCGGCAACGCCAGCAAGGGGGAAAGGGTGCATAAACCGTTCGAATGTGAGTTTGTCGCCGAGATTGGATTAACGGGCAATGCGCGGGGCCGCCGGCAGTGGTTCACCGGCAAGCCGATTATGCAGGTCGAAGTGGTGCAGGAAGTGAAGACAGTTGTCGGCACCCAGGTGACCGGCCGCCGGTATAAAACCATCTGGCGAGATGCCACCTTGAGCGAATCTTTCCAGATACAGCATCGCGTGGGGTTGATGGTGAAGCCAGACGATGAAACGCATGAGGTCAAGCGACCAGCACCGCCAACGCCGCCGCCACGTCCCCACGCCGTGAATGAGAAGGCCAAGGAGTCACCATGCTGAAAGCCAAATTGATGCGCGACATCATCACGGAGTTTCACCCGTGGTTTAAGACGAATCCCGACGCGCTGGAGGTGTATGTCACTCGCGGCAAAGTGATCGCCACCGGTACGCCGTCCATGTCGTTCATGTATCAGTACGAGCTGAACGTGCTGGCAATGGATTTTCCGGGGGATTTGGACAGGTTGACGCTCCCCATCTTGAGCTGGGCTCGTCAGCATCAGCCCGATCTGCTGTTTAACCCGGAACGGCGCCGCGATGGCATTGATTTTGATGCCGACATTCTTAACGACGACACCATCGACGTGTTGTATGTCATCAAGGCCACCGAACGGGTGATTGTGGCGATGGAAGAGGGGGAGTTGGTGATTGAGCATCTGGCCGAGCCGCCGGTTTACCCGGAGATCCTGAAAGCATGGGATGTGCTGGTGACGGGGCCAACGGATGAGTTTCATCTGCAAAGAAAAGGGAAGGCGTTGAATGTCCAGTGATAACGCGCTGTTCATGCAGTTGGAGCAGGAGCTACAGCGCCTGGTATCCACGGCCAAACCCAGCTACCGGCGCAGCATGGCGCGCAAGTTGTCGCGTGTTATCCAGCTGGATCAACAAAAACGCATTCGCAGCCAGAAAAACCCCGACGGCTCGGCCTATGTCGCCCGCCGGCGCAAAGTGTTACGCGCACAGCTGGGGATCCGTTTTGTATGGAAGGGCGAGGAGCGCGTATTGAAGAACTGGCGCGCCACGCGCGGCCGTGGCGGGCGGATGATCACCGGGCATGATGAAGAACGCGGCGCGGTGCGCTCTTTCTACCGCAAGGACATTGAGCGCTATCTCTCGATTGACCGCAGCGAGACCCGCAAGACAAGCCGGCGCGACTACCCCATGTTTCGGCGGCTGCGTGCGGCGCGATACCTGCGGGCAACCGCAACGCCGTCGGCCGCGGTGGTGGGGTTTCAGGGGCGTGCGGCGGCCATTGCTCGCCAGCATCAGTACGGCCTGACAGGCAGCATCAACGAATTGGCAAAGGTTCGTTATCCGAAACGCGAGCTGCTGGGGCTGTCGCCGCATGAACGTATGACGCTTATCGATGTGATTTACCGTGATTTGTTGGAGGGGCTATGACCATTGCCGAATTGTACCGGCTGCTGTGTAACCTGGTGCGCACGGGGGTAGTGGCGGAGGTTGATCTCACCGCGCAGCGTTGTCGGGTGACCTCGGGGCAATTGTCTACGACCTGGCTCCCCTGGTTAACGCATCGGGCGGGGCGGTCGCGCACCTGGTGGGCACCCTCGGTGGGGGAGCAGGTTGTTCTCCTGGCGATCGGGGGAGAGCTCAGCACGGCTTTCGTGCTGCCGGCGTTGTACAGCGATGCATCGCCGGCGCCGTCGGCATCGGCGGATGCCTGGCACGTGACCTTCCCTGATGGCGCCATTATCGAATACGAGCCGGACACCGGCGCAATGTCTGTGACGGGCGTCAAAAGCGCGACTATCCAGGCCAGCGACAGCATCAGCGCAGAGAGTCAGCAGGTCACCGTGAAGGCCTCGGTCAAGATTATGCTGGATACGCCAGAGGTGGAGTGTTCCAACCACCTGAGCGCCAAAACATTCAGCGTGACGGAAGGGGGCGAGATGTCCGGTGACATCACGCACAGCGGCGGCACGTTCTCCTCCAATGGGATCGTCGTCGATGACCACAAACACGGCGGCGTACAAACCGGCGGCGGCCAGACAGGAAAACCCGTATGAGCACAATGAAATATCTCGATATGGATATGCAGGCTGGCGACCGGCTGACCGACGGCCAGCAGTTGCGCCAGTCCATCCATGACATTTTGCTGACGCCGCTGGGTAGCCGGGTCATGCGGCGCCAATATGGCTCGGCTCTGTTCGCGCTGCTGGATAAGCCCAACAATCCGGCCATCGAGTTGCAGTTAATTTCTGCTGCCTGCATTGCGCTGTATCAGTGGGAGCCGCGCTTGACGCCGACGCAAATCACTGTGAGCCCGGCAGGCGAGAGCGGAAGGCGGTTGATTGTGACCGGCCAGCAGAAAGAGGCCATGACCGTCTTTACTACGGAGGTGCCCTTGTCATGAGCGGAACCATTGATCTGTCGCAACTGCCACCGCCGGACGTGATCGAGACGGTGGATTTTGAGGTGCTGCTGAGCGACATCAAGCAATACCTGATCGCCTGCTTCCCGGAGGAAGAACAGCCGGCCGTACGCCGTGCACTGGCGCTGGAATCCAGCATGCTGAGCATCACCTGCCAGGCGCTGGCGTATCGGGAGATGTTGTTGCGCCAGCGGATCAATGAGGCGGCGCGCGCCAACATGCTGGCCTTTGCGCTGGGCACGGATTTGGAGCACCTGGCGGCGCTGTTCAACGTTGAACGCCTGACCATTGTACCGGAGGACGGCAGTACCACGCCGCCAACGCCGGCGGTGAAGGAGGCGGATAGTCAGCTGCGCCAGCGCGTCCCCCAGGCGATGGAGGGAATGAGCGTTGCCGGCCCCATGGCGGCCTATGAGTTTCATGCGCGCAGCGCTGACGGTCGGGTCGCCGATGCCAGCGCCATCAGTCCGGCGCCGGCAATGGTCACCATTTCTGTACTGTCTACCGAAGGGAACGGCACGGCAGATGATGCAGTGGTCGCCGCGGTCACCAAGGCGCTGAATGATGAAGAGGTGCGGCCGGTTGCCGATCGCGTCACCGTGCAAAGCGCGCAGGTGATTGAGTATCGGGTCGATGCCGTGGTGTACGTCTATCCGGGCCCGGAAATTGAGCCCATCTTGGAGGCCGCTGCGCAGAGCCTTAACCAGTACGCACGCGAACAGCGCCGATTGGGGCGCGACATCCGGCTATCGGCCATCTATGCCGCTTTGCATGTCGAGGGGATCCAGCGCGTGGAGCTGAAAAGCCCGCTTAAAGACATCGTTTTAGATCAGACGCAGGCGGGGTACTGCACCGAACAGCTGATTACTTTCGGGGGCTACGATGCGTAACAGCTTGTTGCCACCGCATGCAACGCCGTTGATGCAGCGCATCGAGCAGGCGTGCGAGAAGGCGACAACGTTGCCGGTGCCATTGCGCACGCTGTGGGATCCGGGTACGTGCCCGCCGGCATTGCTGCCTTACCTGGCCTGGGCGTTGTCGGTCGATCGTTGGGATGCCAGTTGGAGCACAGAGGCTAAACGCGATGCTATTCGGCAGGCCTATTTCATCCATCGCCACAAAGGCACCATTGCGGCGCTACGCCGGGCGGTCGAGCCGCTGGGCTATCTGATACAGGTGATCGAATGGTGGCAGGATGGCGAACAGCCCGGCACCTTCCGCGCCGATATTGGCGTACATGAGGAAGGGATCACGGAAGAGATGTATCAGGAATTGGAGCGGGTGATCGCCGATGCTAAACCGGTCAGCCGGCACCTGATAGGGCTGACGTTGATCCAGGACGTGCCCGGAACTCTGTATATCGGCGCCGCTGCCATCGACGGCGACGTCATCACGGTTTACCCCGGATAAGGAATGAACATGAGCAAATATAAGGCGATAGTGACAACCGCCGGGGCCGCAAAGATTGCCGCGGCATCCGCTGGCGGCAAGCAACTGAAAATTACACATATGGCGGTGGGTGACGGCAATGGCGTGTTGCCGACGCCAAACCCGGCGCAGACGAAGCTTATCAATGAGAAAGACCGCGCGCGGCTTAACACGCTGACGATCGATAAATCCATTGATAACCATATCATTGCCGAGCTTATTCTCCCGGCCAACGTTGGCGGGTTCTGGCTGCGGGAAATGGGACTCTATGACGATGCCGGCACGCTCATCGCCGTCAGTAACATGGCAGAAAGTTACAAGCCGAAACTGGAGGAAGGCAGCGGCCGCACGCAGACGCTGCGCATGGTGCTGATCGTCAGCAGCACCGAAGCTATCCAGATTATTGCCGGCGGCGATACTGTGCTGGCGACGCGCGATTTCGTCGACGATGCCATCAAGGCGCATGAGAAGACCCGCAACCACCCGGACGCCAGCACGACAGCGAAGGGCCTGGTACAGCTGAGCAGCGCGACAACCAGCAACGACGAGACCAAAGCCGCCACCCCAAAAGCGGTAAAAGATGTCAACGACGCCAGTGCCAAGAAAGCGGCCAACCTCTCAGATCTGACAGATAAAGCCGCTGCGCGCGGTAATCTTGCGCTGGGAACCGCGGCGACGAAGAACGTCGGCACAGGAAGCGGCAATGTGATGGAAGTAGGCACCGCTGGCTTGGGTGTTGGCCCTGTCGCTAAGGCCGACGCTTACAGCAACATTGCGCAGTTTTACCGTGTAGATGATAAAGCGTCGAATAAACCACCGATACAGTATACGTCCGCTGGTGTTGTCAGCTTACCCATTGATGGCGGGCCATCAACCGGATATCTGGCGATCAGTATCCAGGGTGATGCCTGGATAGGCCAATCAACTGTTGAAGCCAAAGGTGTGAATTGGACGCGTATTTTCACCGAAAAATCCCCGCCCACGGCTAATAACGTTAGCGCTGCTGACTGGCGAAACAACTTTGCCGCCAGGCTAGGGATCTCGCGTATATTGTCAGGAAACAACGGGCCCACTTCACCTGGCGTGTGGAGCGTTGAGAATAGCACTTGGGCTGGCACGACATGGGGTTCACTCATTTGTACGACGAACAGCAGCGACTTGTCGACAACGCCTGGCAATCAGAAGTTTCTTCATTACTTGCAAATTACACATGAGGCCGGCGGAAAAGCGGGTCTGCGCACTGCTATTAATGTTAATGGCACCTTCAGTGGTTGGAATCGCGTCTATACCACGGATTATAAACCCACCTCCTCAGATGTTGGGGCTGTACAGCAGGGCGGCGGAGCTAATCAGTCAAACAACAAGGTTTATATTGGTTGGGGTAATGATGGAATTCTTCGTTGTACAGTTGATAGTACAGACTTGGGGCAGATTTTTACTACAAAATCACCGCCCACTGCCGCAGAAACCAAGGCATATCCGATAACAGGCGGAAATCTGCGCGGTAGCCTAAATGCACTGGGTGGAGTTGGCACGCAAGGCGGCGCGTTCTTCATTCGAAATGCTGACGGCGTGCAGGTTGCCAGTATTTCAGCAAATAGTAACGGCTCAATCTCTATTTATTCTGACGTTACGGGGCGTTCATTCGGTATTGGTAGTGATGGCGGATTCTTTACGTCGAGTGGCGTTGGAATATCAGAGTCAGGCCAGCGTGTTTATAGCCCCAACAATCCACCTCCCAGCCAAACGGATAAATCGGTTAGCGGTGATGGGTGGTGGTATCGTGATTCGCGCACCGGGATTATTTTTCAGGGCGGTTTTACTTCTGGCTCCGCTGACCCCAACGGCGCAATTGACCGCATTCCGTTAAATATTGCCGTCCCCAACAGACTTCTGTTCGTTTCGACCATTATCAGGAACTATGCACAAGGCTATCAGACAACTTGGAACCCGCAAACGCGCAACCTATCTGGCGAGCGAAACGGTTTTGACTGGATTCACGGCTCGAATGAGCGTGAGGTTTATTGGATGGCTATAGGGTATTAATATGTCTAACTATTATTTCAGCAAAACCACCTGCGCTTTTTATCCCGTTGAGCTTTTGGAAGCCTACAAGGACGCCGGGACGCTTCCTGATGATGTTGTATCGGTGACGGATGCCGCATGCGAAAAATATACATGCCCCCCACCTGACGGAAAAACGCGCGGCGCTAACAATCGGGGCCAGCCTGAATGGGTAGACATGCCGGAGCCAAGCAAAGAAGATAGCATCCTCCTTGCGACAATGAAAAAGCAGCAGTTGATGACTGATGCCGAAGAGGCTATAGCGCTGCTATCACGCGCAGCAAAATATGACATCGCTACTGAAGAGGAAAAGATAAGACTGGAGGAGCTAGAAAAATACACTGTGTTACTGAGCCGAATAAATCCGGACGATGCACCAAAAATAGATTGGCCTCAGCCACCTGCATAAACAAAACCCCGCGAAGCAATCCGCGGGGTTTTTTCTTCTACTGCCGGCAATCATCGCTATTCCTGACTGTGCTGGCCATCGTCCTGCAGTACAGTCAAAAATGGCTGTACTCGATGCTTAACTGGGGATCATGCTCAGCAGATCATCGGCGGTGACATCGGCCAATCCTTCGCGAACGTCCTCGCTCACTTTTTTCAGCGACAGCGTGAACTCGATTTTTTTCGCCTTGCCATCGGCAAAAAATTCAGTCCGGGTTTCGGTGATGCTGTCGATAACAAACATGCCGTAGATGACGCCCGTACCTTCAATCAGCGGCCAGGGCCGGGCGGTGTAGGCCATGGTGCGCAACACTTCTAGCGATACGTCACCGCCAGTAACTTCGGGGTACAGAGAGCCGCTCAGCGTGATCGCATCTTCGCCGGCGCCAATATACTGCCAGGAAGCGGATCTGCCGATGCGCTCGTTGTTGACATGGCGAAAGCCAGACGTGCGCGCCAGTGACTGATAGGGGGCGCTTTGGAGCATGAACACGAACATGCCATAAACCATCATCATAGCTTTACTCCTTATCGCTCAGGCGGGAACGGCGGCGCGTGTCGTTTTCGCGCATCAGCTCCCGCAGTTTGTCTTTCACCAGCTCACCCAACGCCCGCTGATCGCTCATGTCCACGCCATGAAAATGCACTTCGAACGTGTAATTGTCGCGGCTGATCGCCTGGCGGTTGCTACCAAATGAGCGGTTAGGCGACTCTGGAATGAGCTTTAAGCCTGATGGCAGCACGTTGTCAGCCAAGCCAATCACTGAGCGTTTCAGACTGTCGAGCAAAGATGAGCGCTGAATCTGTAGGCGCGGTTCTTGATACAGTCCGTCAATAGCCGCTACTGGTGGCCGGTTTTTGAAGACGATATCGCCGAGTTTTTTCACGTCCGACGCGGATGTTTTTTCAGTCGATGCCGCATTAAGACCGCCGGCAGCGCCTTTTTTACTTTTTGTACCAGTGGCTCCGCCATAGACCTCAGAGCCGTAAACTTGTTTAGCCGTTTCGCCCGTCTTTTTTATCGCATCCTGTTTGGTCTCTTCGGCTTCTTTGGTTTTTTTGCCTGCCTGGGTGATGGCATTGACATCTTGCAGCAGCAGGTTGGCCTTGCCTGCGAGCTTCTTCGCATCGTCGGGGCTCATTGCTGCGATTGCCTGGCTGGCCGCGTCGGCGGCGCTAGGGATCACGCCGAGTTTTTCCAGTATCCAGCCTAACCCCTTGGCGATTTGCGCTATCGGCCACATCAGGCCGGATATAGCCATGCCGACCACCTTGCCGAAGGTTTCGCCGGCGGCGGTGCATTTCTCCAGTGATTCCTTGGATGTTTCGACGGGCTCAAACAAACTTTTGAACCAGTTCCACACCTTGCTGATGGCAGTGCCGATCACATCAAACAGCGGCGCCAGCGGCGCAAAGGCAGCAGAAAAGGCTTCCTTCAGCGGCGCCAATCCCTCCATCAGGCCGGTAAAGTAGCCGGCGAAAAAGGCCTTGATCGGCTCCCAATATTTCCAGATCAGCAGCCCAGCACCGACAATAGCCATAGCCAGTAGGCCGACAGGGCTTAGCAGCAGCGAGAAGCCGCCACCCAGCATCGTCAGGCCGGTGCGAGCGACGTTGAACAACATTCCGAAACCACCTGTCGCCAGCGTGCGCAGGCCATTACCCAGCGCTGCCAATGCTGCGCCCGGTTGAGTGAATGCAAATGTCAGCCCCTGACTTATCGCCAGCCCGCCACGTAACAACCCGACTTGCAGGCTATTGCCCAGCAACGCCACTCGGCTGCGCAGATTGCCCAGCGCTGTCATGCCGCCACGGAATACGCCGGGCCAATCTTTGATGCTGCGCCCAACGCCGGACAAAGAGGGGAGCAGCCGGCCAAGTGTACCGGTCAATCCTTTTGCCGAGGGGATAAGCGCACCCAAGCCACGGCCGCCGGTCAGCATGAAGAGACTGAGGCGCATCATGGCGAAGGGCACGATGATCGCCGCCGCCGCGAGCGCCAATGTTCCCAGAGCAACTGCCGCCGCACCTATGACCATGACGGTCAGCGTCAGCATTTTTGTTAATTTAGGGTTGGCCTTCATCCATTCACCCACGCGCATTAGCACCTGGGTGATATCTTGCACCAATGCGCGCAGCGGCTCGTCTACACTGGCCGCCATCTGGATCCGCAGAAACTCAAATGCAGATCCCATTTGCAGGATGTCACCGGGAAGGTTGTCTATTTTAGTTGTTGCGATATTACCGGCTTTACCGTCGCTGTTGCGGTTCATGTCGGCGCGTTCGCGCAGCTTGCCGCTGCCCGCCGCCTTGACAACCGCCGCCATCCCTTTTTGCGCCTCAATCCCCCAGAGGTCTTTACCAAGCTGAACTTGACTGACTTGGTTAAAGCGCCCCATTTTTTTACTGATATCTTCCATGATGCTGAGAACAGGGCGGATACTCCCGTCAGCATTTGCCACGCTTACACCAAGGGCGCTTAGCGCTGCTTTTGATGTCTTCTCGGTGAAAAGACGCGTCAGGCCTTGCGTTGATGTCCCCGCCATGGAGCCCTTGACCCCATCATCCGCCATTACGCCAAGCATGGCGGCGCCATCCTCCAGGGAGACGCCGATATTGCGGAAATTGGGGGCGGCATACTTCATCGCCTCGCCCAGTTGAGTGAGGTCGGTTGTGGCCTTGGTAAATGTCGCTGTCAGCACGTCACCGACATGGTTGGACTCTTTGGCAGTAAGCCCCATGGCCGAGCGAATGTCCGACATCAGGTCGGCAGAAAAACCCAATTCGACCCCGCTGGCGGACGCCAGACTCAGCACACCCGGCGTGGCCGACATGATGTCTGTAGGTGAGTCCCCCGCCTGCGCCAGGTATTTCTGTGCGGATGAAACCTGTGTTGTCGTAAACACCGTTGACGCGCCCAACTGCTCGGCTTGTTCGCGCAAGGCCTTCAGTTCTGGAGCGTTCTTATCCAGGCCAGCCAAAGCCTGCGTATCAGACATGCCGGCCGAAAAATCGAGACCCGGCTTCAAGAATCGGCCGACGCCGTAGAGCATGCCTCCGCCCGCCGCGATACCCGCCGCACCAGCGCCGGCGAGCTTGCCGCGTACTTCTTTCGCTCGAGCGACATTGGCTTGCATACGGGTCACCGCGCTGAGGCGGCGTTGTTGTTCGGCTAACTGACGGTTATAGCTTTCGGTTCGCCGGGTGATCTGTGCGGTGGCGCTGTCGCTTTGACGCACGGAGACGCCGTGGCGGTACATTTGAGCCGTGACGGCATTAAGTTTTTGCTTTTCTTTGTCGAGAGAACGCCCTAACCGGTCGCGTTCGAGGCGTGATGCCGCCAGTGCTTTGCGTTGCTCATCGGTCTGTTGCTTGAGCGGGCCAAACTCGGCCCGCAGGCTTTTCGCCTTGGCTTTGGCTGCTTCATAGGCCGCGGCGTTTTTGTTGATGGACGCGTTGAGGCGATCAAAGGTTTTTGCCTGGCCGCCCAAGTTCTTGATGCTGCCCTGGGTGGCTTTGATTTGAGAAGCGAGACCGGCCGCGCTGCGTTGCGCAGCGCTGACCGGCCCGGATAGCTTGTTGGCGGCGCTGAGCGCCACCCGAATATTGAGGTTGCGGTCTGTCATGATTCACTTCCGTTACGGACGGCCGCGCGCTCACGCCATTTCAGCAACTCAGGCACCGACATGGCGTCGTACTCCGACGGCGCCCAATGAAAGACGGTAGCTATGTCGGCGATGATTTCATCGGTCTCTACGCTTGGGCATCGAACGATGCGCTGTCCTCCGGCAGCATTTCCTGCGCCGAATTCGGTGCTAAAAAAGTGGCTACACCGGTCGCCAATTCAGAAAAGTCCTGAATATTCATTGAAGCGATTTCGACTTCGGTCAGGCGTGGTGAGGTGACACGCGGAAGGAGAGTGATCAGCGAATTGACATCACTGGTCATGACGTCATAGAGCTTCAGGCCGCGCAGGGCGCCTACTTGCTTCATGGTGTCGGTAATGGTGACTTCGGTGATCTCTTCGCCGCTGGTACGTTTGATGGCGACGGAAAGCGGGATAACTTTAGACATAGCGTCGGGCTCCGGTTGTGCCTGGCAATGGGCCGCCAGGCATGGATAAGTTTATTTAACGTTCGGTTAGTGGCCGATGTTCTTGCGGTGCTGCTCCAGCAGATCTTTTCCGTCGACCTTCCAAATCAGGTTGAGCAGGTCAACTTCAAAAACCTCTGAATTGTCGATCGTCACCTTGCAGTAGGCATTTTTCAGGGTGTACTTGTGCTGGGTGTTATCCCCGGACTTTGCCGATCCCCAATCCAGTTCGGTAAACCGCCCGCGCGTCTGGATCTCACAGGCCGTGGTTTGGCCGGTGGCATCATCGTAATACGACCCCGCGAAGCGCAGTTGCAGGCTGTCGAGCGTACCGCCGAAGGTTTTGAGCAGGCCAACTTCCAGACCGCCCATGGTGACATCCATGTCGAGCGCGCCGCCGTCCAACCCCATGAGAACGGCAACGGATCCTGGCATTCCTGCCCCCTGGTAATCCTCGGTTTTTAACGTGAGCTTCGGCACGGTAATTTCTTCAACCTGGCCGAGATACGTTTGACCGTCGATAAATACGTCAAACATAAAGAGTTTTTTAGGCATCCCCATGACGTTTACTCCTTATCCCTGCTGGTTGAAGACGGCGAAATATTCATCGGTGAAGGTCTGGGTCAACTCCAGATTCTCCAGCGGTGGCACCGGCGTGTATTTGTAGCGGATGTGCGCCTTACCGTCGCGCAGGTTCTCTTTCGGGTTGTCTGCCGGGTCGTACCAGCAGTCAAATCCGAGCAGCCGGCCAGCGGTGACCAACTGCTTACCTTTCCGGTTGATACCGTCCACGATGTCTTTGATCAGCGATGGCGTGAGCGTTTTATCGATGTAGGCAAAGTGCGCTTCAACGATCATGTCAGCCAGGATTTGCGCCGTGCGGGTGTAGACCTCAAAGAAGTAGGTCTGCGCATCACAGGTGCGGTTACCCCAGAAGCGGAAGCCGTCGCGTTTGATCAGCGTGGTCACGTTGTGGCTGTTGAGATCGTCCGCATCGGTGTCTTTCCCCTGGAGCGACCACCAGATGTCGGCAGAGATCCCCAGCACGCCATCCAGCGGCACGTTAGACAGCGACTTATGCCAGCCTTGCTCACTGTCAATTTTAGCGCGCAAGCCGAGGGCATAGGCGGTTGCCGGGACAACCTCGTTTTGTCCTGACTGGCTGCTATAGGCAATGAAGTCAGGAAAAATAATCATCAGCTCGCGTTGGCTGAATGTCTCGCGGTAGATTTTCACCTCCGCAATGGTTTTTTGGCCGTGCGCGCCGATGTAGGCAAACGCCCGGAGTTTTTCCGCGAATACGCCAAGTTGGGCCGCCACAGGCTCGGTATCCAGCCCAGGCGCGGCCAGAAGGCGAGGATGTGCGCCTGTGTGGGTTTCGGCCGTCAGTAGCGCATACAGACCGGTATAGCGCCCTTCATCGCTGACGCCCCCGATAACTAATTGGTCTTGCGTCTTATCGGCGTTCTTCGCTTCGGCGACGCGTACGACAACCACCTTCGGGCTGCACTGGTCAGAAATTGCTTTCAGCGTGGTGTACAGCGTGCCGGTTTTCCCTGCTTTTCCCAGCACGCTATTAACGCGAGTGATCATGGTTGGCGTGTCGAGCGGAAACGTAGCGGCATCAGCATCATCAGCAGTGCACACCACGCCGATCACAGAAGTATCAATATCGCGGATAAGCGTACCGAGTTCTGTGGTTTCGTTGACCGACGCGCCATGATGAAAAGCGGAAGCCGTTGCCATTGATAACAATGCGGACATGACTTTTACCTCATGGGTTAAACATGCTGCCATAGTGGGTTAGCCATTGATAAAAATCATGTCGTTAGGCTTGTCGCAGGCACGGGAGAAGTTGAGCGCGTTGTTTACGTGCGCGCACGCGACAATCCTGTAAAAAACAGCGAATAAGGTGCGGGCATGGAATTTATCGACAAATTGCTCACTGACGATTATGTCAGGCGTCCAGGGTTTGATTTACTTATCGGCGGGGAAACGGTCACGGAGGTGAACCGCCGGCTATTGTCGCTGACCGTTACCGATAATCGCGGTTTTGAGGCGGATACTGTGGAGCTGGTGATCGATGATGCTGACGGCAAAGTTGCCTTGCCGCGGCGGGGTGTTGATGTCTCGGTCTCCATCGGGTGGGAGGGCGAATCGCTGGTGCATAAGGGTATCTTCACCGTCGATGAAGTCAGCCATAGCGGGCCGCCGGATCGGTTAACGGTCACCGCGCGTAGCGCCGATTTTAGAGAGGATTTTAACGTCAAGCGTGAGTATAGCTGGCACGATGTCACCGTGGGTGATGTCGTCAGCGCGATCGCCGGCCGCTACAATCTGAAGCCCGGCGTCAGCAGCAGCCTGAAAGACGTGGAGATCGACCACGCCGATCAGACCAGCGAGAGCGACATCAGCTTTTTAACACGCATGGCGGAGCTGCTCGGGGCGATAGCGACCATCAAGAACGGCATGTTGTTGTTCATTGTGCCAGGGCAAAGCGTCAGCCGAAGTGGGAAGCCATTACCCAGCATCACCATCACGCGCGCCAGCGGTGATAGGCATAGTTTTCGCGTTGCAGACAGGGATGCTTACACCGGCGTGCAGGCGTATTGGCTGGATCTTAACTACGGCAAAAAGCCTGCAACAGTTATCAAGCGTCGACGGAAGCCGGCAAAGCAAAAGACACCGGCTTCCAGTAGCCGGGAGGGTGATTACCTGGAAGGCGCAGAAGGTAATGTGTTTGTGATGCGTCAGACATTCAGAACAGAGCGGGCTGCCCGTCGTGCCGCTGCGGCGAAATGGTTGCAACTTCAGCGCGGCGCCGCCGAGTTTGGCATTACGCTGGCGTGCGGCCGTCCGGATATTTACCCTGAATTGCATGCGAAGGTAGCCGGGTTCAAATCGGTGATCGACAACGCGGATTGGGTGATCGCCAGGGTGGTGCATACCATCGGGGAGCAGGGCTATCAGACGGCGTTGGAGCTGGAGGTCAAAGTCAAAGGCACCGAAATGGAGTCTGCCGACAAAACAGCCGATGAGTGATATAGTTACCAAAGGCAAACCCCAAAACCAAGGCAGTACCCCATGGCGTTCAGATGTCCGCGTTGTGGCGCAGTAGCAAAGACTCGCACCAGTGAAGAAATGAGCAACATCACCCGGCGCAGTTACCACCAGTGCAACAATATGCTGTGTGGCTGCACCTTCACTACAACGACAACATTGGAGCGGTATATTTGTACCCCTAACCCGCCCGATCTGTCCGATGGCTTCAGGCTGCCGCGGCAAGCCTTCCCCAGTAGCCATTACGGTACGGATCAACTCCCTCTGAACCTGTAA